TAGGGATGTGTGGCGTGGCATTAACAATTTAAGAAGCCTGCTGCACAAGTCCTACTTTTATCGCCCCAACATGGAGGATGGCCTTAAAATGTTGCAGCAGTATAGGGCCAAGAAAAATGACGCTGCTGGAATACTGGGCACTGTTCCTGTTCACGATTTTACTTCTCACGCCGCTGACGCTGCTAGGTATGTAGCGGAAGGCATCGAGCATGGCTTACTCAGCACAACGGTCGGGTATACTCAAGATAAACGCAAAGGGCCGGTCTATGTTGAGGAACCGGTTAATGGTTTTTAATTATGACAAATATAAGAGACATACAAGAAAAAGACGTAGAAGAACTAGTAGACATAGCCAAAAAGGACGGCCACGGACTATGGCGACCAACCAGCATTATTGAAGTGGACGGGAAAATTAAGGGTAGTCTATCAATTGGTGGGGTACCGCTAATAACTGCTTTTATATCTAAGGATGTTGAATCGCCTTATGTTTTTAAAGAAGTTATGAATCAAGGTAGGAAGACGATTTCAGACATTGGATTCCAAGACTTCTTAGTGGCCTTAAATGACGACAGTCCAGCATTTAGATTTATGCCTGCATTTGGTTTGCAGCCTTATCAGTCAGTTATGTGGTATGGGCAAGCACAATAGATTTACAGATGACAAGTATGCGGAGTACGCTCTTCGCATTCACAAGAAAGACGCATCGCAAACTATACCAAAGATAGCTTCTGCGGTGTTTGGAGTTAGCCTTAGCTATGCTCAGCAAAAAGCCTGGGACTGGATGAAGCATGCCGAGTTTATTCGTGAGAAGGATAGGCTTGAGCAAATTGAGACTTCCAGTGATCCCATGACTAAAGATGAAAAGCTTATCCAGAATCGGGTGCTAATTGACGAGGCCTACCGGATTAGGGACAAAGAAAACTACATTAAGCTAGTGCGTATGGACAATGAAATGCAGGGGCACACAAGGTCTGACGAACAAGGGGATGCGAAGTTGCAGCAAGGCAATGCCCTTATTGGCGAACTCATGAAACAGCTACGAGAAAAGAACAAAGATATTAAAGAAGCCGAAAGGGTTATAGACATTTCCGAAGAGTAGTTTTTTTATTTTTTACTTGACAATTAATGTTTAATAGTGTATAATGTTCGGCAACTTTTATTACTATGGGTAATTTTATACCAGCATTTGTTAGTGCTTTAAAAGGAGGAACTATAGGAGCGGGAGCAGGGGCTACGGCAAAAACTGCTGCCTTTGCTGCTAAAGCTGTTAAAGTAGCAACCCCAATAGCTAAGACCGCAGCTAAATTTGGTGGACCTGCTATTGTTTCATCTGCGATAACAAAAGCGGCTGCACCCAAACCTCCAGCTACGCCGACTCAAATTAGTAAACCACCTACGGTAGAAACGGCTCAAGTGCAATATGAAATGCCGGAAGACCGTCGCCAAATGGATTTGCTTAGTACAATTATTGCTGGGCGAGAAAGAAAAAATAAATTAGGATAATGCCTCAAGAAGATTCATCAAGGGCGAGAGCCATCCTTGCTGACTTCAACGACTTTCCAGAAATGGAAAAGTGGAAGTCTTACGCAAACAACATAGCAATTTATGGAGAGGAGCGTAAGTCTGGACAAGTTGGTGGTCGCACCGCAGGTCAGATTGACAGCACTCGCATATTCGACACTACATTTCGTGATGCCCTAGAGGTATTTAGTGCTGGCATTGTGTCGGACTTAACTCCGCAAAACGAGCGTTGGCTAGAACTTGAGTCACAAAGTTTTGACCCAGAAGTTATAGAAAGCGAGCGTCGCTTCTATAATGGTGCGTCAGATCGCATTCGCACTCGCATTGGTCAGTCTAACTTCTACCGTGCATTTCATGAGGCAGTGCATAGTGGCGGCATGTTTGGTACGTTTTGCTTGGCTATGATGCCATCCAAGAAACGTGCGTTTAATTTTGTAGAAATTCCGTTTGGCAAGTTTAGATTCCGCGAGGATGAAGACGGGTATGCTACTACGGTATTTCATGAGTGGGACGGTAAGACGGCTGAGCAAATTTATGCTTATTTTAAGGACGACATAGAAGATGGTAAGGCAGAGCTTCCAGAGGTTATTATGGACGCAATGAAGTCCGACCATCCTTCTTCTCGCAATAAAAAGTTTACCATTATCCACATGGTAAAGCCACGCCTAGGCTCAGAAGGCAACATACCGGCTGCACCAGAAAACCGTCCGTTTGAGTCGGTGTATGTTTGCAAAGAAAGCAGCAGCGTTATCCTAGACAATGATGGCCTGTACTACCAACCTTACATTGTAACTCGCATACTTAAAAGCAGGCACGATGCAGGCTTTGGCCGTTCTCCTGGAACGCAAGCATACCCAACTGTCCGAGTTCTAAATCGTGCTATACGCGACATTAGCGTGGCAGTGGAGAAAGGTGTGCGTCCTCCAATGCTGGTGCCCAAGGATAGTTCTTATCGCAAGGACGACCGTGCCGGTGGGGAAATAATGTTTGACCCACACACTCCCAACGGAGTACCTCAACCATACATTGTCCCATTTAACATTCAAAGTGTTGATTGGTTTGTTCGTAGGCTTGAGGGCCAAGTTCGCTCTGCGTTTTTTAATGAGATGTTTAAGTTTTTTACTCAGCAGGACATTGCCACTACTGAGAAGACAGCATTTGAGGTTCAGATGCAGGCAGAAGAACAGCTTAAACTTTTTACCCCTATATTCCAAAACATCGTAGACGAGTGTTTAAATCAAGTTATTGAAAACGTGTTTATCCAAATGTCTTTAGTCGGGGATTTTGATGACATACTTGAGGAATCGGGACTTGAAGACATTAGCAATTTTAGCGTAGTATACAATAGCCGCATTGCTTTAGCAGTTAAGGCACAACGCACACAAGGCTTGGTTAGGGTGGCTCAAGCTGCACAGGTTGTAGAAGCGTTTGTACCTGGTGCCGGAGCAAGGTCCCTTGATTGGGAGCGTGGCTTAAAAGAAATTGCCATTAACTCTACGGTGCCTGCCGAAATTGTTAATGATGATGCTACGATAGACCAGCTTAAGCAACGCGATGAGCAAATCGCAATGCTTACTCAGCAGTTGCAGCAATTGCAAATGGCTGGGCAGGCCGTATCCCAAATGGGTGCTGCTGGTCTTTAATTTATGGAAAAAGGAGAAAAGGACTTAGTTAAAGCATATCAAGAATGTTTTAATAACGATTATGGCGAAACTGTTCTGAACCATCTTAAAGATGTTTGTCGGATGAACCAGTTTGGCGTAGACCCAAATGTAACCAATGACGAGCTTAGGAGCTATCATCTTCTAAGCCGTATAGTTAATTACATTGAGTACATGCGGGGGCTTGAGAACTTTCAAAGACCTGAAATGGATGGTCCATTTCGGATAATCAACGAAGTATAATGCCTACAAAAAAAACAGTAAAAAAGGTTACCAAAAAGGTAGCCACTAAAACTGCGTCTAAACCCAAGGGTCCGACGCTTGAAGAAAGACTAGACATGCCCATTGAAGAGGCTTATCCCGATGCTCCAGGACTCTGGAGTTCTCACGGAGATAAAGACCCTGACTTTGTGACATGGTTAAAAAAGAACTATCCTAAAGACTACGAAGCTAGGTATAAATATAGATATACCATCCTTGATAGTCGGGAAAAAGAAAGCGGTCCATCGCTTACTAGACAGTGTGTAGACGCACAGAAACGTGGCTTTCAAGATGCTAGATCTCGTGCAGGATACAATGCTGACGAGTATGGTTATGAGGGCTTGGTTAAACACGAGTATAATGTTGGGTATGAAAATGGTGGAGGTAAACTATGAGCGAAGAAACAACTAACCCACTTGCAGCAGAGCCGACAGAAGCACCAGCAACCGAACAAGTCGAAGCGGCACCTGCTGCCCCTGCGGAGCCGGTTGCTACAGCAAACCTAAAAGAGTTTGTTGGCGATGACTTGTCGTTTAAGGAAAACATATTTGACAGATTGCCTTTGGAAGAAGGCGAGAACGTCGATAAGTATAAAGCCCTTGGCGACAAATTCAACTCAGTTAGTAGCTTAGCTAAATCCTACCTTAACCTAGAACGCATGCTTTCTAAGGAAAAGATGCCCATCCCAACAGATAATGATGGCGATGAAGTATGGGATCAGGCTTATAAAGCTATGGGAAAACCAGAGTCTCCTGAAGGCTATCAAGCCCCAGAAGGAATAGATCCAGAAGCTAAAGCTGCAACTGATGCTATTTTTCATGATGCAGGGCTTTCGCAACGTCAAGCATCTAAGCTTTATGGGCAAATTGCTAAAGCCCTTGAAGACAATGCAAGCAATCAGCAAGAGCAATCTACTCAAAGCGTAGAGCAGGCAGTTCAAGCACTAGAGGCAGACTTTGGTCCACGAGGTGGCGAAGGCTACCAGCAGGCCTTGGACAAAGCCCAAGTGGTTGCTAAGCACCTAGGACTAGACGTTGCCGACTTTTGGACTATGCCTGGGTTTGCTTCTCGTTTGGCGTCTCAGTACGATACGTTAATGGGGTCTAAGATTAGGGGTGTTGAAAATACTAGCATAACGTCATCTCAAAGTATTGACGAGCAGATTCACGACATTCAAAACAATCCGTCAAATCCTTATTACACTGCGTATCGGGATGGAGATCGCGCCGCTCATCAAAAGGTTTTAAAACTTTTTGAGGAAAAGGCAGAACTAGCCCTTGGGTAATTATTTAAAATTTTACTTGACATTTTAAATAAAATAGTGTATAATATGCACCATTCCAATCAGACAAGCTTTATGCCCTGTGTCGGAAGCCCCTGCCAGCGTTGACTGGGAACAGGAAATAAACCTGAACTATAACAACTAATTATATTACAATATGTCCTCACAATATCCTAATGCATTCTCACAGAAGTTTGCTTCGGACGTACATATTCAATACCAGCAGGGAGCTTCTCGTTTAAAGGGCAAGCTCGCTGAGCGTAGCATGGTTGGTGGAGAAGCTATGTTTTTGCCCCAGGTTGGAGCAATTTCTAGCGGAACTTCCTACACTCGCGGCTCTGACACTGCGTATATTGATACGGTACACGAAACTCGCAAGCTTACTGCAACTCCAACTCGTTGGGCAGATCTTATCGACATGCCTGACCGCAATCGTAGCGTTGCCGACTTCCTCGGACCATACGTCGAAATAGCGTCTGCCTTTTTTGGCCGTTCTTACGACTCCACGGTTATCGCGGCTGCTTTGGACGCTGCTACGGCTAAGCTCTCTGGATCTACTTCCGAGTCTTCGGTTAGCCTTCCTGCTTCTCAGAAGGTTGTCGTTAACTTGAGCGGTTCCAACGAAGGCTTGACTCTTGCCAAGCTCATCGAAGCCAAGTCTATTCTTGGCAAGAATGAGACTCCAATGGGTGAGCAAAAATACTTCGTTCACCGCCAAGAGCAGTTGGACGATCTATTGAACAACGTAAACCAAGTCAGCGACTCTGACTTTGCTGCTGTTAAGGCTCTCGTAAACGGTGAAGTTAATTACTTCATGGGATTCGAGTTCTGCCCAACTCAGCTAGTTGCCGTTGATGGAAGCGACATTGCAAGCACGTTTGCCTACACTCGTAGTGCCGTCGTAGCTGGCATCACTTCTGCGTTTGAAGCTCGCGTTGAGCAGATTCCAACCAAGAACTACTCATTCCAAGTTTGGTGTGAGCAGGACATTGGTGCTACTCGCGTTCAAGAAGAAGGCGTAGTAGAAGTTCTCTGCGATCAGAGTCCATAGACTCTTTAAATTCTAGGTTCTTCCTAGTCTCCTTGGCTCATCCCTTTCGGGGGGTGGGCTTAGGGGTTTAACACACAAGAAGCATGGCAGTAACAAAAACCGATATAGTAAATTTAGCGGCAACCCATTTAGGGGAAAAAAGGTACACAGACCCTTTTACCGACACTAGTCCAACAGCCGAGCTTCTTAGCTTTCGGTATGACTTTAGCAGGAAAGAAGTGCTAAGGTCGCACACCTGGGGATGTGCTAAAAAAGACACTAGCCTCTCCGAAGATGCAACGGCTCCGGTCCATACATGGAGCAAAAGGTATTTAGTTCCTCAAGAGTCCTTAAGGCTTGTTAATATAGCTGATACGGACCTAGACGATTTACACTTTAAGGAGTACGAACTTAAGGGGCAGTACATACACACTGACTTAGCTGCTCCTTTAAAAATTACTTACATTAGGGATGAGGAAGACACTTCTTTATTTGATGCGTTGCTTATAGAGTCTATGGCACTTCACTTGGCGGCGTCTTGTTCAATGGCTATTGCTGATGACAAGGGGCTTACCCAAGGATTGTTTAGGTTATATGACAGCAAAGTAGAGGAAGCTAAATTTACGGATAGTCTGCAACGTCGCAGGCCAGTTGACAACATGTACGCTTCTTCTGCTTGGGATTCTCTCCACCACGGCGGCGAAGGAGCGATATGAGTTTGTGGACTAGAATAAACCGATTTAACAGTGGGTTGTGGTCGCCTTTATTGCATGGGCGTACAGACTTAGAAGACTACGACTCAGCTCTTAAAACCTGCACGGGCTTTATTCCGCTTAAATATGGCCCCGCTGAACGCATGTGGGGTTTTGAGTATGCGGCTGAGGCTAAGACTAGCAGCAGCATATTGTTGCCATTTAAGTTTAGCCAATCGGTAAATTATATTATTGAAACCGATGGAACGTACATGCGTTTCTTTGATAGTTCTCAAGCCAACATTGGCAGTACCCAGGTTACGGTTGACATAGGAGATGTGTCGGCTTGGGCGGCAACCACTGCATACAGATACGGTCAATTAGCCAAAAATGGTGGGGTTGTGTATGCGTTTAAAACCCTAGGTGGTGGCACTTCCGCTGGCACATTCACCGCAGGCAATTGGCATGCTTTGACGGAAACTGAAACAACAGGCACGTTTATTTACGAAATTCCGTTGCCAATGAGCCAGTTTACTTCTTACCTAGATTACCCGATGAGGGCACAGGTAAACGATGTAGTCTATTTAGTAAATGAAAATTACGAGCCACTAACCCTGTCTCGTTACGGGGCAACCGACTGGCGTATAGAACAAGTCGATTTTACCCTACCTCCGGTTATTGAGCAAAACACTAGCACAACTACGCTTGCCATTAACTCATATCACGGAACTGGAGCTACAGTTACGGCTTCAGCAAATTTATTTGAGTCAGGGCATGTAGGCAGTTATTGGGAAATACGAGAAAAACGTGAGGCCCAGAAAGCGTCACTAGACTTGCAAGGTACTACCGGAGGAGCAGGGAATGATAATAGTAATCAAATCCCCGTGCTAGGAGATTGGAAGTTTACCACATCTAAAGATTGGTCTGGTATATTGCACATACATAGGTCCATTGATAATTGGTCAACAAATGAAATAATACACACTGTTCAAAGCGAAGGTGAAGATAATTTTATTATAACAGGTTTTGAGTCAGACAATAGGGCACAATACCAAATAAAAGAAGATTCTTCAACCGCACTTACCAGCGGGAGTTCTGGCTCGCTAGCATTACTAACTGTTCCCGCTATAGAGGCTAAGGGAAGTTTTAAAATTACTAATTACAGTGGAGCAACCAGCGTTACTGCTGATTGGATAGAGCCAATCAGGGTAGATTCAGGTTCTCTAGCAGCTACAACATTGTGGTCCGAAGGTGCATTTAGTAGTGTTCAGGGCTATCCCGCTGCTGTTTGTTTTTACCAAAGTCGAATTTGGTTTGGTGGCACAGACAATCGCAAGCAAACTATTTGGGGATCTGCAATTGACGACTTTAAGAATTTTGGAACAACATTCCCCAATGTGCTGGCAAGCGACGGTGTTAGCTACACTGTGTCTAGCGTGGAGCAGAACAAGATAAGATGGATGCTTGGCAAGGATGCTTTGCTAATAGGAACATCTGGAGAAGAATATTCTGTGCGTGGTGCAGACAGCAATGCCGTATCTGCTACCTCTGCTCCCTTAATTGAGGTTCAAAGTTCTATTGGCAGTGCGTACATACAGCCAAGGCAAGTTGGAGAAAGTGTTGTTTTTGTTAGTCCAGAAAGACAACGCTTATATGAGATTGCCTATAACTGGAGATCTAGGGGGCATGTTACTGAAGACTTAACTAGGCTTAACGCCAAAAACACTGGAGCTACCGGTCGGGCGTACACCCAAATTGCTTACAGCCAAGATCCGTATAGGATATTGTGGCTACCCAACACAGGACAAATTGATTGCTTGATTTGGGAAAAGCAAGAAGATGTTCAAGCTTGGTTTGAACGCAAGCCAAACGAAAATGAACTAGACCAGTTTTTGAGCGTCGCGTCGGTTTACGGACAAGATGAAGATGACGTTTGGGTTGTTTATCGCAATTATATTACCGGAGTTTTGGACAGCAAGATCCAAATAATGCGCTTGCGTCCTTCCGAAAATACAAGAAATTACCAATGGTTTTTAGATGCTGGCACGGTTGTAACTGGGGCAGAAAGCGACACAACGTACCCTGACCCCGACCTTGGCAGCGAATTTACTCTTGTTACGGGAGCAGAGCATTTAGGCTCTTACTCGTCGTTAAGCGGAACTATTAGCTCTAGTGGCACAACGGTAACTGGAACATCAACCACCTTTACTTCCGATCTTTCCGTTGGAAGCTACATTAAAGCCGGTGGCAAAACTCAACGTGTGGCGTCAATTGATAGCGACACTTCTTTGACCACGACAAACGCTTTTAGTCCAGCATTGTCTGGGGCTTCGTTTGAGCTTGCCCGTGGAAGGAATGATGTTTTTGTTCTGGGCAATGGATTGGTTCTTGGTCCATACCAGGTACACGGAGATAGGTTCAGTGTAGATGGGGAGTTTAGCTCTGGTGCCCATTCGATTATTTACGGGATAGCTTACCCATCAGAAATTGAGACAATGAAGTTGCGGGCACCAGCAGGCGACGGCATGTCTCGAAGCAAAAACAAAAGGGCAGTTAATGTAGGGGTTGGTTTCTTTAGAACACTAGGTGGAGACATTGGTGTAAGGTATGACTACGAAGATGGTCAAACAGGAGAAAGCTCTTACGAGATACAGTTTCGCACACCCCAAGACAACATGGACACAGCGATTCCCGTCTTTACAGGCGAAAAGATTTTGCCATTACCACATGGGAACTTTAGATTCTTTTCTTTATTTTACAAACAAACTAAACCACTTCCCGCGACAATACAATATATGTCGCCACAAATTCTACCTAAAGGACAATAATGGGAGACTTCGCACAAGCTATATTTGGCGGCATAGAAGGCGGTGCTCAAATTGCAATGGGCCGCCAGCAAAGAGCGTTAGCTGAACACAATGCCAAGATTGCAGAACTAGACGCACAGCAGGCAATGCAGGATGCAGAAACTCAGGCGTTTAATGAATTGCAAATGGGTCGCATGGTTGCTGCTGAACAAAGGGTTGGATTTGCAGCAGGTGGTGTTGTAACAACCACCGGCACACCTGCAGTTTTAGCCGCTCAGGAGGCCGCTATGGCCGCTCAAAGAGTTGGGAATGTTATGATGCAGGGTCAGGCTGAAGCTGCCCGTTTGCGACGTGGTGCAGAGGCTATGAGATTCCAGGGACGTAGTGCCCAACTTGCTTCTACTGTTGGAGGCTTAACGTCAGTAGGTAGGGGAATATTTAAAACATCAGAAAGAATTAAAGCTAGAGAAACCAGCGGATCTACTGGACCAGTTCCAGAAGTAGGAGGATAGCACCATGCCTAGAATACCCACAAGCAAGCCACAAGACGTTAAGGCTAGGCCATCTATTGGGGGCCAAGTAAATATTAGCTCTCAGGATGCGTTTTTTAAAAGCATTGCTGCAGCTTCAGCCGAAGCCGGTCAGTTATTTGAAAAGGCTCAAATTGAAAAACAACAGTCGATTGATACTGCAGAAGCTAATTCGATTAGAATCTTTCAAATAGAAAGGGAGGCTGAACTTGAAAACAGGCTTAGAGAGGCTGACGTTTCTGAGCATACAGCAATTATAGATGAATTTGCTGCACAAACTCAAAAGATTGCATTTAAACCTGGAGTAAGCAATAAAGCAAGAGAAACGCTTCAGCAGGGCAACGATTTGTGGATTCAAGGACTTTATTCAAAAAGCATGTCTTGGAGTGCAGAAAAAGCTGATAAGCAAAAAAGAGAAACTTCTGAAACTCTTTTGTCAAATGCAATTAATTCTGGCAATATTATGGATGCCATTTCATCCATAGATAATATGGGGTTGCCAAAGCATTTAGCTGATGCCAGAAAAGAAGAATCAAGAATTAAAATTGATAAGATTTTAAAAGATACAGAAACAGCTAATGCTGTAAATTCAGAAAAATCAATTACCGATTTGCTGAATGTCCAAAAAGAATCAAAATCAATTGCTGGCCTAGATAGCATTAAAGCATATTCTCAAGATCAGGGAACTTGGAACAATTCACTTGAAGCCAAGTATTTGGGAATTAAAAATTCCATACAAAAAGAACAATTTGATGAAGCATCAAAGCAAATTGTTTCTTCGGTTTCTTTGCAAATTGCTGAAACTCAAAACATGGATGGGATTAAAACCAATACGTCTTTAATACAGCAATTGCTTGACGAAGGGAGAATAACTCTTGTTCAGGCAAATTCCGAAAGGGAAGCTAACGAGGCAAGAAGAAGAACATTAATAACTGAAGATACAACTAAGTTGAGAAGCGATTTATCTCTTTTATCTAGCCTTAAAACGCAAGCCCAACAAGGTATTTTAAACGAATTTGAATTAGAAGAGTACAAAAGCACTTTGGGAAACGATGCATATGAAGCACTTCTTGATATTAATAAAGGACAGCTTGGCTCAAAGGGAACAGACTCAGAAGAATATATAGATTCTCAAAAGCGATTAGAGCAATTTATTTCACAAGGAAGTTTTTTGGGCATACACTGGGACGCTGACAAAGAAGACTTAGAAGGCATTAATGATTTAATTACAAGCGAAGATTTTACTCAAGATGCAAAATTAAAACTAATGTCAACCTACCTAGCAGCTTTATACAAAGATGCTACTAAGGATGATATTTTAATTTTTGCATCTGGAGGCGAAAGCGACCTTTTTAAAGAATTTGATGCAAAGGAAATTCACAGAAATTTTGCCAAGCATATCGCAACTAAGTTGTTTGACAAAACTGCGGCTCCTCGTGCAATTGTTGTTGACGGAGACGTTTTAAGCAAAGAAGAAACTATTGATATTGCTAAGCGGGCTTCTGCAAAAACTTCTTTGCTTGACGCAGAAGACGCTTATGATTTGCTTTCAACATACTGGAATACAGCATTTCTTCAATCAATTACTGATGATAATTATGAAGAACAAGTTAAAAGTTTTAATAATATTTTAAGCGAAAAAATTAGAAACTCTGGTACAAACATAATACAAAGGAAATTTAATAAATACAGAGGCAACATAAGCCAAAATTACCGTGCCAAGTAAGCAAATTCTACCGTGAGCGATAGTTTAACATCTTCCATCGAACCAGAAAGTAAACAGTCTGCTCTTTCTGAAAGAGAGTTGCTGGATCTTTATGAAAATCCAGATCTATTTAAGTCTATAGTTGGCGGGGACGCATTTAACGCTATTGAAGAAATAGAGCCAGAGTATGTAAATAAATTTATTGTTTCTAATTATTTATCCGAATCTCAAAACATTGATTCTGTACAAATTTTAGAAAACTACGAATCGTACTCAAAATCCCTTGGGCTAACTGGCATTTCAGCAAACGATGCCAACGACATTGTTTCTGATATAAGAAGAACTCAAAATTTATCTTTGCAGGAAATCAAGCCAGTTACCTTTAAAGAAGGTGTATCTGGAGCAGCACAAAGGGGTATTCAAAATTTGTCTCAAGCGTATTCCTTAATGGGAATATCCGACCCCACTTACCAGTCTCTTATTGATGGGAAAATTTCTGAAATCAATCAATTAGATAAAGTTTTAGAATCTGGGTTAAGTGCTGGAGCAAAAGAAAGAGCAAGAAGGCAACAAGAATCTGCAAAACAATTTGTTGCGGGAACATTGTTGTTAAAATCAAATGAAATTAAAAACTTCATTGATGCTCAATCTAAAATAGAGTCAGCTAAACTTTCTGAGGGCTATAAATCTTTTGTTGACAGCGGGAATATCCCGACGTCTCCCAAGGCTTTTGCGGAATTTTTAGTTGGTTTTATGACCGAGCAATCGGTTCAGCAAGCTCCTACGGCACTCAAAACAATGATGTCTGGGTTTGCTGGGTCTCCAACAGTTGTAGCTACAGTTTTTTCAGAATCATTCCATCAAGAACGTGCATTTGAAATGTTGCAGCACTTGAGGGAAAATGGTGTAAACTTTGATGACCAAGAGTCTTTAAATGCGGCATTATCTAATGATGAGTTAATGTCTGACGCTATGCTTAGGGGCATGAATAAGAGTTTGCCAATTGCAATTACGTCTGCACTTAGTGCGTACTTGCCGATAAAGGGTAAAACCGTATTTGGCAAACTTGGCAAAGAAGTCGTTACCCAGGCTGGATTAGACTCTGTTGGGGAAGTTTTGGGGCAATCATTTGCTACCGGAGAGGTAGACATGCAAGAGGTAATGCTAGAGGTTTTGGGAGGCACCACCCAGAGCGTTGCCGAGTTTACCGCAAAAGTAGGAACTAACATAGCTAAAAGCCCAATTAATGATATTCTTAAGAACGAAGACGGGTCAATTAAATCTCGGAAAGAAGTAGCGGCTCTTTCAGAATATTTGCCCGACGATTTTGCAGAAGAAATATCCGAGGTAGATCCAGTTACTGGGAATTTGGTTGTTGAAGCGACTAGAGGTAATTCTGAAGCTTATGACAGTTTAGTTTCTGTTATTCGATCAGTCGAAGAAGTCGAGGTGGAGGTTTCTCCAGAATTAAAGAAACTATCTGATGCAGTAAACGAACTTGAAAGCATAACTACTGAGATTCAAACCGAATTTGAGTTTACAGAAGAAGATGTTCGCGATGCTAGGCTTGAAGAATTTAAGGAAAGAGAAATAGTTAAAGGGCGTCCTGCTCCTGTTACTACTCAAGAAAAAATTGACAACCTTAAAGAAAGGCAAGAACAGTCTCGCAGAAAAGCAAAAGATGCCGCTAAAGAAAGATTTTCCAAAATGGAAAGTCGCTACAAGGAAAGGGTGGCAAAACTTCAAGAGGAGGCCAAAGATTTAAAAGTTAAAAATAAACAAGCTTGGGTTGACGAAAGAGCTGATGTTAAGGAGTTGTCTAAGCAGATTCAAGAATTTCTTAATGTCTTGCCGCCTGCCAGCAGGGGTAAGGTTAAGTTTGTTCGCAAAATGGCAAACGCCACAACTGTGGATTCACGTCTCAAGGTTTTGCAAGGAGTCGTAGATCGGGTAAATAGTTTAATAGACGAAGACTTTACCAAAGGCAGAAAAGCTCTTTTGCGTACAGTTGTTAAAAAAGCTACCAAAGGCGATGCCAAGGCCGTTTCTAAAAGACTTGGGCCTAATGCGGAAATTGTCCAGAAGATTGACCGCATAATGAAGAGCAGTGCGGAAGACAATCAAGCGGCAATGCTTGAAGAACTGTCCCAACTTCCAGAAGATAGCGAAGAGGGAAGGGCTGTTTCTACTCTTTACGATGCGTTTTCTAACATTAATGCTAAGGAACCTAAAGAACTTAATGCATCTATAGCATTGGTCGAAGCAATAATTCAGGACGGCAAAGATTTTAGAAAAAGATTTAAAGCTAAAAGTGAAAAAGAAATTCAGGATGTAGCCGATAATCTTTTGGAAGAAATGCAGGTTGTTGACCCAACTAAGCCCATTAAGGCTCTCCCTGCTAAGGGTGAAAGAAAAGTTGATGCTCTTATGCCTGATAGTGAAATTCAAGCAAAGGAAGAGCTAAAAGGAGTATGGGACAGAATGCTTGACGGAGCCGATTTTTATCTATCCAAGCATGATGGCATAGAGCAGCTTATTGAAAATTTATTAAGAGTTCCTGGTACTCAGTACAAAGGAAAGACTCACGAGGCTTTGACAAAAGAATCATTTGTTGCGTCTGAAAAATTCCAAACAAGACAAAGGCAAATGAGAGAATCTGCCTTTGATGTTTTTAGTTCTGTGCTTAAGAAGGCGGGTTCAAGCATTCAAGAAATAAAGGAGCTTTTTACAAACTTAAGAAAGACTCCTAATTTTAAAAAAGGCGAAACTACCGGAGTTTATTTTGAATCTCAACCAGGTTTTGGAGTAAGGGAACAGCCAATATCCAAGGATCAAGGCATACAATTGTGGATGTGGCGTCAAGACAAAACATTGCAAGGATCATTTGATACCATGCAATGGGATGAGCAAGTCGACTCTCAGCTTGAATCATACATTGGCGAAGAGGGAATGGCTTTAGGCAAGCATATTCTAAAAATGTACAAGTCTTTGGGCTTGGAAATGAATGATGTTTTATTTGAGGTTGAGGGCTGGAAACTTCCCTTAATTGAAAATTATTCTCCCGTTTCCAAACACGCAAAAGACGCCAAGGTAGATATTGATGAGGCAATGAAGGGTGGGGTTGTTCGAGCCACAGAAAAAAACAATTCCATGAAGCTTCGATTAGATGAAAAAGCAGCTTTAGATTTTTCATTAGGGGCAATTGGCACTCTTGATAGGCACTTAACGGAGATGAACCACTACATAACTCATGGAAAGGCTATCCATCGCATGAGAAATGTTTTTAACAAAAAAAGCGTTCAAAGTGCTATTCGTCAACTTTATGGGAAAAACCGCATTAAGGTTATTAATCGCATGATTGATAACTTTACCAGAGGTACAATTGATTACAGTAAGCAGGATGGTTTTGTTTCTGCTTTAATTAGAAATGTTGCCGTAGGTAAACTTTCTTTAAACCTGCCATCAGCCACTAAACAGTTAGGGTCCATACCGGCTTATGCTAATTCTATGCCAGCTAGTGAGTTTGCTGCTGGGCTTGGTTCTTTTTTGCGTCACCCAATAGATAAGATTAAAATTCTTTTAGAAACTGATTATATTAAAAATAGATTAAGCACAACTGGAGATCGCGACCTGAGGGCCTTGGCAGAAAATAAGTCTTTTCAACAGGCAGCAATGAAATCAAGAAATTGGCGTGATCGGTTAATGATTTTAACAAGGCTTGGTGATGTTGGGGCGATCATGGCTGGTGGTTGGCCTATATACAAAAAAACTTACGATCAAGCAATTGCAGATGGGAAATCTATATCGGAAGCAAAAAAGGCCGCAGAACTTGAGTTTGCCTTTATATCCGACAGGTCTCAGCAATCAAGTAAGATTCAAAATTTATCTTGGTTTCAAACTGGAGGATCGTTCGCAAAATTGTTTACGATGTTCATGACTTCTCCAATTCAATATACAAGAATTACAGCGTCTGCTATTAAGGCGGCTGCTAAGGGCAGGATTAGGAAAAGAGATGCGTTAAAAACATTTGCAATTTACCATGTTATATTGCCTCAAATTTTTACAGCTATGGGGTCAATGGGAATTGGCATATTTTCTGATGATGAAGAAAAACAAGAAGCATGGCTTCGCAGGCAAGCTTGGGCTTTAGCTATGGGCAATCTTAATTCTCTTTTTGTTTTAGGCGACGGAATCGACGCAATTCTTGGGGGCATGATAAAAGGAGAAAGTTTCTTTGATCTTTCCAACCCCGTATCATCCGAGCTTTCTAAAATTTCCAAAGGACTTTCTAAGCTAGGAACAGGAGAGCTAGATACATTCGAAGAACAGTCCGACCTAGTTGGGGGCATGTTGTTACTTTTCGGCGGAATTCCTTATGACACTATATCTAGGGAGTTTGAAGCCAAGTATGAGCTATTGCAAGGAGATGACGTGTACCAAAACATATGGGGCATATCTGATTATTCAGCTTTTGAAGCCAAAAAGAAAAAGAAGAAAAAGAAAAGCACTAGTTCCTACTACTTCGATTAACTTTTTACTTGACAATTAAACATTAATGTGGTATAATACGCCACATTCCTCATAACAACCAATACGAATTATGGCACAAACACTAGGATCACCAGCAGAAGTTTATAAGACAGTAACTCCCCACGACACTAATAGGGTGTATACTGACTCTAAGTTTCAGTGGATATATGTAGGTGGAACGGCTGGAAACGTTGTTATAAACCCTGGAAACGGGCAAAGCAACGTAACCATTCCCTCGGCTGCTAACAGCTACCACCCAGTGCAAGGCACTCACATTCTATCTACCGGAACCACTGCAACTCCAATTATAGCTGCTAGAATATAATGTCTGCAATTCTTGTCAAAGTTGCAACTCTTGTCGGTGCCCTGACAACGGGGTCGGCTGATGGGGTTGTGCTGCATGAGGGGTTCCTTGTGAGTGACGGGTCTGGAGGACACGAGTATTTTAGAAGCGTTACCGGAGGCACAACAGAAGCATTTAACGTTACAAAATAATGGCATACAATAGTACACACACAGGAGCAACAATAGACAGTGCAATAACCAAAGTTGCGGCTGCATCTGGGGCACTCATTGACGGATCTGGGACAGCAAACAAGGTTTCTAAATTCTCCGCCGCTAACACAATAGCCGACAGCATTATCACTGACAACGGATCTACGGTTACCGTTGGAGGGGGCTTGAGCATTACTGGAGACACGGTTATTGATAATGACCTAGAACTAAACGTTAATGGTGCAAGCAATGGCAGCAAAGCAATTGTTATAAATAGCAGCGGAACTAATTTTGAGTCTGATGCTGGCATAATAAGAGTTCTTCACCCAAGTACCGGAAGTGGTGCTTTGACAGGTGGGTACTTTTTAAAATTTAATGCGAATTCTTCTGACAAGTTTACAGTTAAAGGTAATGGCGACACAGCCATAACTGGGGCACTATCCAAGGGGTCTGGATCTTTTACAATTCCTCACCCGTTAGAAGACAAAGCAGACACTCACAACCTGGTTCATTCGTTTGTTGAAGGACCCCAAGCGGATTTGATCTACAGAGGTCGCGTCGATCTTGTTGATGGGTCTGCCACTGTTAATATAGACATGGCCTCGGGAATGACCGACGGAACCTTTGAAGTCCTTTGTCGAGACATTCAGTCTTTTACGACTAATGAGTCTGGGTGGACTGCTGTAAGATCTAGTGTTGAAGGAAACATTTTAACTATTGAGGCTCAAGACTCTGATTGTACCGACTCGATTAGCTGGATGGTAATTGGGGAGCGTAAAGATCCGCACATGTATGAAACGGATTGGACTGACGCAGATGGCAAGGTTATTGTGGAGCCTGAATTGCCGGAAGAATAATGGTAAACACCAAAATAAAAGTCGTTACGGTCGTTGTTAAATAAACTATGGAATGGCTTCAAGCATTGACTAATGCAGGAACTGGCGGTATTTTAGGTATCGCCGGTTCTATTGCGTCTGGGTGGATGAAAATTAAGGGCATGAAAGCCCAGGCTGAAATTGAAAGGGAACTGCTAAAGCTCCAAATCGACAAGGGCACTGTAGAAGCCGATAGTGCCGACTTCCAGGCATCACAAAAAGCCGCACAAAAGGAAAGCGATGCCCTGATATCTATCTCACAAATTGCCGACAAGCCTTGGCAGAGGGGACTGCTTGTTCTTCATTTTGTTTTTAAAGGCAGCGTTCGTCCAACATTGGCATTAGGTGCCCACGTTATTGCCGCAGTTTTGTATTTTAAAATGCCAGAAGAGTATCAGAACATTATACTTAATCAAATCTTCACTATAGCCTTTGCTTATGGGGGTTGGTATTTCGGACAACGGGATTTAAATAAGAGGTTATTTTCGCAATGAACATAGAGGCAGCACACGAGTCCTTTGTTAAGGGTTTTGGTTTTTCTTTCGGGGGGTTAATAGCTGCAACGGGCACTATGATAGACAAATTAGCTGAGCTGAACACTGTGCTGTCAATGGTAGGCGGCGTACTTAGTATTGTATCTACTGGCCTTGGAATATATTTCGTGGTGCTAGGCATCAAAATCAGAAAACAAGAAACAAAGGATAAGTAAAATGGCTTACGGAATGAAGAAACCCAAGGGATACGGAACCAAGGGCAAAGGTAGAAAAAAATAGCAATGCCTAAAGACGCTTGCTACAGAAAAGTTAAAGCACGGTACAAGGTTTTCCCATCTGCGTATGCAAGCGGGGCTATAGCTAAGTGCCGTAAGGTGGGTGCTGCCAATTGGGGCAATAGTTCCAAGAAAAAAAAGAAGTAATGGCTGTACGCAAAACAAAAGAGGGGGCTGCTCTTAGGCGGTGGTTCAAGGAGAAGTGGGTAGATGTACGCACTGGCAAACCTTGTGGAAGACAAAAGGGAGAGAAGCGTGGCACTCCTTATTGTCGCCCCTCCAAGCGTGTTAGCAAAAAGACTCCCGTAACAGCAGGTGAAATGTCTAAGTCACAGAAGGCATCAAGAATTAAACAAAAGAAAAGTTTGGGTCAACCAGCAGGTAAACCAAGAAGAGTAAAGGCGGTACGACGTGGCAAAAAGTCCTAAAGCATCTATGAAGTGTGGGCAGGTGAAGAAAAGCACCCGCCCTGGTAAGAAGATAATGAAGCTCTATTGTATAGACGGCAAGAAAAAGCTGGTCCATGCTGGGGCTACTGGCTACGGGCACAACTACTCTGCTGCTGCTCGCAAATCCTTTAGGGCTAGGCACAAGTGTAGCACAGCAAAACCAGGAACAGCAAAACATTTAGCATGTACCGAATTATGGGCAGGCAAAGGTGGCAGGACTAAAAGTTCACCAAAAGGTAGAAAAGCAAAGAAATGAGTGTATCATCAGAACTTTATAAAGTGAATGTGGTTGGCGACGGGTCAACTCCAACAATTGCGTTTAATCGCAAAGTGTTTAACTCAACCGATATCAAGGGGTTTAAGTACGACACTACCACATACATCGAGACAGCGTTAGTCAATGGCACTGACTTTACCGTAGCAGGTGCAGGGGACACGTCCTCTAGTGTTACCATTACTCCGGCAACTTCTATTCCTACGGGAACAAACTGGGTAATATTTTCCGACGCTGGAAACGCCCAGTCCACAACGCTAGCTACTGCTGGCGAGTTCCCTGCCAAGTCTTTGGAGTACACGTTTGACAAGTTAGCCATTGGCACCCAAGAAGCAGACGGTAAAGCCGACCGTGCATTGAAGCTGCCCATTAGCGACACAGCGTCTACGGAAATACCCAACGCTACGGACAGAGCCAGCAAGGTTTTGGGCTTTGACGCTAACGGTGCGATCCAGGCGGTTACTGCTAGTGCCTTAACTCCAGAGTACAAGTCGGTAACGGATTTTGGTGCTGTTGGTGATGGCGTAGCAGACGATACGGTTGCCTTGCAAGCAGCATTGGACAGCAATGCTTTGGTTATAATGCCAGCGGGAAAATACCGCACTACAGCGAACCTAGTCATAGACCCTATTCGCAATCGCAATTGTGGCTTTATCGGGTCTGTCCAACCTTCTCTTTACGTTGCGACCCAGCAAACAGGTGGCCCTGCATGGGACGGCACTAAGGAGTGTCAGATTTTTTATGATGGCTCTGCTGGAGCGACCACTGCGGTTATTGCAATTAGTGCTGAGGCCGTAGGTACGGAACCTAGCTCTGCTTTTGAGAACACCATATACGGCGTGTGCTTCCAGAACATTACGTTTAACGGAAACGACAAGGCTCAGTACGGATTTTATGCTGCTCGTTTGCAACAGGCTTACGTCACAAATTGTATTGCCCGTCAATGTGAAGGTGATGGATGGTACATCAACGGAGCCTACAGTGGGTTGTTCCAAAGCATAACGGCCAGAAACAACGGTGGTCGTGGTATTAGCGTTGGGGCTGCTGGGTTAGACCTAGGATGGACCACAAACAATAAGGTTAATGCGGTGTTGTTTTCTAACCTGTGGGCGGTTAATAACGGACTAGACGGCGGCTTTGACCACTCACATGCGTCTAACCATACCAAGGGTGCAGGGGTTTTCTTTAGGCCACACAGGGGTTGCACAATTGATCGTGTGACCTCAGAAGTAAATGGCGGTGCTGGAATTGTTTTTGCTCCGACTAGCACGAACAACAGCATAAACAATATATACACTGAGCTAAACGACAGCCACAATACGGGCAACTCTACGCCTACTATGACTGGCACCATTAGCAGCAGTGGCACGACCGTTACAGGCAGTGGAACCAAGTTTACCACAGAACTAAAAAGCGGTGACACTATTAACGCTGATGGTCAGTCAAAAATAGTTGACGTCATTACTAATGACACGTCTCTGACTACGACAGTTGCGTTCTCCCCTGCTCTTAGTTCCGATACGTTTACCAGGAACACAGACTTCGGGGTCATCTTTGAGGGCATCTCAGGCGGCGTCAGCTATGGCAATGTCATAAACAACGCATTTATGGCTTCTGAGGAGCTTTACCTCAAGGGCACCGAACCTTCTGCTGGAAGAGCGGAGAACGCTCCAGAGTTTAGAAACTTTACTGGTGGATCTGGGATCACTGCGGAGTGGGATAACTACAAGATTGTTTCCTTTGCCGAAGAGTTTACCGAACGCATAACTGGATCGGCTTCTGTTTTTGATAAGGAGATTGCCGCAGTAGCCCATGCTACATTCGATGCTAGTGCAGGGTCTATGACCACAACGGCTTCTTTTGGTTGCAGTCTAACCTATAACGCTGTTGGAACCTACGACGTAAGTTTTACTACTGCTATGCCAGATGCTAACTACAGTGTGTGTATGACATCGTCTGCTGCCAACAGGGGTATTTCGGTTTCATCTCAATCAACCAGTGGCTTTAGGATTCTGCACTTTAGCGTAGGGTCATACGCATTAACTGATACGAGTGCGGTGCTGTCCTTCATTGTATTTGGCAAAAGATAGTTAGCCGTGTGCGTGTGACCAGTCGTGTGGTGGCGGGTATGTCTTTGTGGCGTCCCGCAATGCCCTTTCGTCTGCCGACTTGAGTTTGTGGCACCCTTTGCACAATGCTTGGAAGCCATCGATTTCGCAGTAGAGTCGTTGGATTAGCTCATTCCAGTTGTAGCCCAAGTAAGTTTCTCCGACAAATCCCTCAATGGGGACCACTGGATTAACGTGATCAGCGGCCATGTCCTTTTGGGGGAACAGGTTTCCGCATTGGGCACACTTGTGAAGTTTGCACTTGCGTCCAGTTGCAGGATTGACCCCATCCTTAACGTAGGCATTCTTAATCGCTTCGTACTTTACTGGCCATTTGGCACCACGCAAAGCAGACATAACAAAGCTACGTTTGCGAGCGTCGGTCCATTGACCTGAATTGTGTGGTTTAGGTTTTTTCAAGATTTGAATCTCCGTTTTTTAAAAAGGGTTGATGCTTCCTCTTTAGATATTCCCAACAGGGGTCTTAGTTCTTTTTTGAACTGGTGCCCTGATACATCTCCCACGAAATAGTCCAGACATAGGTTGTAAAGCTTGCCATAGTTCTTTTTGAGGGGCTTTAGCTCCTCTTCTATTACCTCGCGTATGGCGGCTTTTAAGGCGTTCTGCTGTTTTCCCTCGGGGCTAGAATGCAATACTTTGTCGCCCCCCATATCAGGGTATGGGTCTTGGCTTTTTGCGTAAAGTATTAGGCCCTCTAGATCTTGAAAAAACTTCCCGTTAATTTGAATGTTGAATGGATAATTGTTGTCTGTTTTAATCATTTTTGTCTTCATATTTTTGCAAAGCACTCCACACTGATAGCAAGCAATCAATTTCTGCCCTTTTCCAAGTGTCCCACAGCTCTGGCATTTGGGAGTATGCCTCTGGGTCTACGGCCTGGATTCCCCTAATGGCTTTTGATAACTCAAAATAGGCTAGTTCTACTGTTCCTGCTTCTGGCTCCTTAGTTGGCGAACTCATACTGCTGATCTGGTTCTTTAAATTCTGCTATTGTAGATGATATGTCCCCGTGTGTCAAGGGTCTATTGATCGTAAGTCCAGATAAAGAGGTGACTCGGCTCACTGCCACATAGAGCAACCCGAACCAATCCTTCATAACCCGACTAGGCAATTCCAGGTGGACACGCTGCAAAGTTAGCCCCTGACTGGCGTGTACCGTAAGGGCGTAGCCTAGCCGCACGGGATACTGCTTAAAATAGGCAACCTCTTTGGACTCAATGTTGCCGTCCTCGTCCATCTCGTGCTTGAACTTGCTTTCCTTTTCTTGCCCAATGTAAACGTAGTCGCTGTCACTGTCCCTGATAATGACCAGCCTCTGGTACTTGTCCATACCCACGAAGGTGCCAGTGTCTCCGTTCACAACGTGCTGTATCTGCCCCCTAATCTTTTTGCGAATGTTCTTCTTTATGATAACACGGCATCCCTCCCTAAGAGTGAGAGTGCGGTCCATGTTTCTCACCTCATCCATGTCGCCCTTCTGCGTACCCTCGAACACATACTCCTTGCTCTTTAGCTCGGACAACCTAGCCTCGTTAATCTGGCTGGCTCTCTTGCGGTATGGGGTCAAAATCATAGCAGCGTTATGAGGCTTCCCCACCCTGCTGTTTATTAGTCGCAGGTCTATGTCAGTCTGCTGCCCCACCTTTACACGCTCCAATATGTTCGCCTCAATTGGATTGGACTGTCGGAAAATGTGGTTAAGACTGCAAATCCGTATGTGATTCACGTTGTCACGCCAGAACCTAGACTGCTCCAACCCAAATGGGGGAGGGTAGTTGTAACTCAGCAGGGTCTTGGTATCCTTCTCGTCGGCCACTGGCAGCAATTGCCCTGGACCTCCGACAAACAACACATGCTTGCCGCCAAACGCCTCTGGGTTCCCAGTAGCCCTACGCATTGCCTTGTCGATAAAGTCAATGTGGTCGCACCTGACCATCGTGTACTCCTCGATTACGATCCAAGAGATGCCCTGTAGAAGTCGATCCTTCTTGCGTCCAAAGAATCTGGTTTGGATTTGCTTTGCTCTGAGTGTAGTGACTCTCTCGTCTGGGTCAAGCGATCCCTCACTCGGGACGCCAAACATTCTATAGAGAGTTTCGCCTCGAACGTTGGAGGCTGCTCTGCCTGTTGGGGCGACGATGCAAACTGCTGTGTCATACTTTCTGATCTCGTCTATGAGGTAGCTCTTGCCAGTGCCAGCCGATCCATCGAGACGAACAAACTTGCACCTGCGTGACTTGATAAGGTCAAATACCTCTTGTTGTTGTTGGGATAGGCTCAAAGTCCAGTAAAGAAGTTGTATGCTCCGTTTAGGTAATCGAACGCCTCAATGCCCCACTCGACCTTGTGTAGCGGCCACTTCTTGACGTGCATCTGGGCAGTCTCGCAGTCAAAGATAACACTGTAGCAGTCAATGTCGCAAAGCTCGAAGCCCCACTCCTCGGCTATTATGTCTGCCTCCACCGCAAGCTGGCACAGGTCAGTCTCGTAGCTCTTCTTGCGTGGATCTCCTTGGCGAAACTTAAAATCCATCAACACTGGCTTGTCGTCACGCTCTCCTATAAAGTCGATCATGCCTGCCACCCTGCGTTCAGTGTCGATAACCGAGTGCTCCACCAGTTGAGGGTAAATCCCAAGGGAGTCTATCCAAACAAGGAATGGCTGGTAGAAGTGGCGGTACTCGCTATGGTAGTCTGCCCCTAGCATACGCTGGTTAATCGCCTCCTCCATCTCTGCGTGTAGCTTGGTCCCAAACTCTGATGAGGTTATTTCGCTTCCATCAAGGTCGGTGCGGTAGCCCCACAGTCTTTCTCTGAGCTTGTCCTCCGTGTCTTCGGGGAATTCCCTGGCTAAGTGGACCAGCTTACGCTCACGCCATTCGTTAATATCAAAGCCACGCAGTTGCCTGGGAAACAAAGACAGGACGGTGGTGACGCTCTTGACGCAGTTGCCGTGACTTCGGGCCTTGGCGATTGTGTCGATGCTCTTCAGCAGCTTCACCTTGCCGTTCTTTTGCTGTGTATAAAAATGACTCATAAGCTGTCGGTAAACAATTCCACTGCTGAGAATATCATCGCAAGCAGCATACCCTTGGCATCGTAATCGGTAAGCCCATCGCAACGCCATGCCGCTATCTTCTCTCCTTCAAAATCGTAGTCTGTTAAATAGTATGTCGCTGGCCCCAATTCATGGGTGGGGTTTTCCCTGTCAATGGGCCAGGTCTTGCCGTGGGCAGGTCCACCCACCACAATCCCAATGCTCTCATTGGTAAACCGAGAGCCGCCTGTCATCCAGTCTCGGCACTCTCTTACTACATGTGGTATATCTTCTTCTGTGTACATAGTTTACGGATATTGCTTTTCGCTCAACATTGCCAACGCCAAAACCGAGTAACCAATCAGGTCCCTGAACGCATCGTCCACCGCCTCATTCTGAACCCTCAACTCTCCATTCTTGCAGAATGTCTGGACTCGTTTAAATTTATCTCCCATGCGAATGCAAAGGGCTATCAATGGGTCTACCCCGAACTCCTCAGACTGCCTAAAGTTGGCAAATGCGTCGCCACTTAGGGACGTGTAGTCGTGGTTCTTCCCTTTCAGGATTGCCTCCATCCTCTCAAACAGGACGGGGATGTATTCTTCTAGTTGTTTGTTTGTCATAATTCCATTAGAAAGTTGGTCGCCACTTTGCCATGCTCAACTACTCCACACCCGATGGCAGGGTGCGGCCCATATTTACCGTAGGCCATTGCATACGAGTCTTTGTCGATCCCGTTGCCCACTTGCATTCCAAACACTTTGCACTTGGCTCCCGTGTGCCACTGAACGTAGCACTCTGAGTGCCAGTGACCTTGAACCACGCTCTGCATGTCTTGCTTGGCTCGCTGAATGGCCTTCTTTCCGTCCCCGTGGCAGTAGACCACGTTGTCGATACAGACCGACTCAACAAACTTCCAGCCAGGTGCCTCGAACATTTCGTTATAGTCCCTGACCCATCTTTTGGATATGCCAGCACTGTACGCCTTGCGATGTACCAACCGGTCGTGATTGCCAATGCAAACGTGTGCCTGTGGAAACGCCTTGTACCATTTCTGAATCTCGGAGATCGCCCTGTCTAGCTCCTCACCTGCACTAAAACCATCTGGGTCAGTCTCGTGATAGGAGCTATAGTGGTTGTCAATAACATCGCCAATAAACACCACTTGGTTGCAGCCCATCTTGCGGTCCACGTTTTTACAGAACCGCAAGTATTTCTTGAGGGTAAATGGGCAATGCAAGTCCCCTACTACCAATACCTTAGCCATTGTCAGAAATCACTGCGACAGAGACTCCCCCGTCATCTTCCAGATCACACCTAATAATCTTGCCATTAACAACGGCAGTTATGCTAACCTCATCCACTGGCAAAACCTCAATAATCTTGCCGATCACCCCGACAAGGACCTCGTGATCCTCCACATCTTCTAGTTTGTCGTTGTATCTATAGCTCATAAAAATTTCCTAGCGTATCTCAAACCACTGTCTATTGCCTGCTTGCTTACCCCAACGTGTCTAGCCAATTCCGAAAAATTAAAGATCTCATTGTCCATAGCAAGCTTAATTCTGCTGGAAATAAGTTTCCCTTGTTTCCCCTTGTTTGAAAGCATTTTGCAGATTTCAACCAGTTTCGCCTTTGCTTTTTTTCTGTTCCTCTGGGCCTCAAGGCAATCTTGAACAGAGTCATAGCTGGCGTCATTTTGAAACGTCTCAGCAATTTCCTCTGCTGACGACTCGATCTTATTGCTGATTCGGATTCTCTTAAGAATCCGTTCTTTCAATATAAGCGGGATAGAAACCTTGACATAGCCCACGGCGTTTCTCTTGGCTGTTCCCTCTGTCCTTCTGCAAAATACATCGTAAGCCTCAGAGGCAAGGTCCTCAGCGGTTGGCTTGCCCAGCTTTCGGGCATACCTACGGATGGAACAACCCATCGCAAATTTCCATATTTGCTCGTCGGTCACAGTTGCCCCCGCTCCATATTCTTTACCGCTCTCTCTGCTGCCAGCATCTTAATCGTCTCTAGGTCCATCTCGATGTTTGCCGCCTCGAACACACTGACTGCCAGTGCCTCCAGGAATCCAATAATGTACTGAGTGTCAGGGATAGAGCCACGCTCTGGCGGTTCCTGTCTGTTGCCATCTTGGTCTACATAAGCGGGAGCAGGGACTTCCGTGTAGGCCATTGTGCCGTCCTCCTTGGTTGCCGTGTACTCGGTCCACCAATTAGCCTCGTCGCCAACCTTGTGCTGGCTTGGGTCAATCATCTTAATCAAGACCCGATCTCCTTGTTCAGTTAGGCAATCTGCCCACTGCCCTTGTATTGTTTTTATTGTCGCTTTCATCGTAATTCGCTTATGCCTAGCAGGTAGTCGTCACTGCCAAATGGCTCCAGTTCAATTTCAATTCTTCGTTCAACGTAGTCACCAATGTCATGGATCTGCTCGTCGCTACAATGCCTCTCGATGGCCTCCTCTATTACCGTCACAAGGATCTCGACCTCCTCCTCGTCTGTTGGGTTTATCAGTCTTACGAAATCCATCCGATAGTTTCCTGTCTAAATTTGTCTAGCACTGAATCCGTAACTCTGTAGTGCCTGGGTTGATCGACGGCATACTGGTCGCCAATTAGGTTCTTTTTGATCCAGTCAATTCGGGCCTTGCCGCTCTCGGTTAGCTGGACAAAATAAAGGTTCCCGTAAGTACATATACCGATCACCTCTGTGATCCCGTTGCGTTTCTTTACGGCTAGAGTGGTCTTCCACTTCTGGTCATCTTGACCATTGTGGTTTGCGACTAGTGAGTCTAAAAGTTTTTTTGTAATCATGGTAAGTTTAACCCCACCCTCCGAAGAGGGCAGGGCATATAACGACAACTAGAACGGGCAGTCTGCCAAAGGATCTGCTGATTGAGCAGCGGCTTTCTCGTTTTCAGTAGGCTCCCGAGCGGCCTTCGCTTCATCAAGTTTGCCTTTGTTGGCAACGATGAATGCCTCGACCTGCTCCTCAAGGGCCTTAAAAAGAGGCTCGGTATTCCAAACCTTCTTTGACCCAACCATAACTGGCTCAATCTTGGGCTGCTTCTCCCTAGTTAAAGCCTCAGCAACTGGCTTTATCCCGCCCTGGTAGGGAAGAATGAATAATTTGTCGTAGTCACTGTTCTCTGGCCTGAACTTCCACACCTTCAGCTCAAGCATTTTGTTTATGTCGAAGTTGCATACTCGCTTGGCGAGGTAGGCGTAGGCAGGCACGGGCCAGTCGCTGTTCTGCTTGTGTGTAGGCACTTGCAAAACGTCAACGCCTGCACTGTTCTGCAAGCCAATGCAGAGGTGCTGCCCGTATGGGCCATCGTCCAGATATAAGGACTCAATGTGACCCGCAAGCATAGGCACTTGCAATTGCCACTTGAATCCGTTGGTACACATAGAATGCTCGTACTTGACGGCACCTGGTGTGTTTTCATTAACCTTGCAGCAAAGTTGCCCAAGGTCGTTGTTACATTTCCAATATCGTGTTTCCATTATCGAGTCTCCATTAGTTGTATGCTATGTAGAAGGTTAGTGTTAGTATGGACGCTATTACGGCCATGAGTGCGAACTGCTTAATCGACTGCCACCTGAGCTGCCTGCGCATCTCGTAGTGAGTGTCTCTTTGCGAGTTCCTGCGGTTTATGTCTCTAAGGATACTATCCATTTTCCTCATAAAATATGCTAATGATAGCGTACTGTCAACAATTATTTTCATGATTGGGCAACTAAGGCAAAACAATTAACTACAATTATGATTATTACAATTATGATTAACTACAATTATAGTTTAATTAGGCCGACTAGGCCATTATAGCCTTGTCTTAATTGACTGTCAAGCAGAAAAATTATCTGTTAAAATTCTCCATGCTGTTGCAGCCACTGCTGGAACCTGTCCGTTTCCAATGGCCTTAATTCTGTCCACCCGACGGGCCAGCCCATGAGCCATTCTACCCACGCTGGGTTCAGATGCCCACCAACTTGGCCTGGAAGATCCTTGCCCTTCTGAAAGCCCCCTGACGTTCCCTTCCAGTCTCGCGACTGAGGAGTGCGGTATTTCACCGCATTTGGCAACTGGTCCATCCTGCTTTTGCCGTCCTTGCGTGTCAGACCCTCTGGCGAGTTTGTCCCCTTGTAGTCTCTGCGAGTCGGGGTCGGCCACATCTGGTCCCAACCTTTCCTGCCCTTGGCTACATCGCTCAGACAATCCCCGTATCCTTCGCTCGTTGACCCTGGCTCCTGCGCTCTGGGAGTTGGAGCGAGCTTTGGCAAGTACCCACATCCTGTTTCTCTTGTGGGGCGCGCCGACGTGCCAAGCTCCCAGCACACACCATCTTGCATCATACCCCAACTCGGACAAGTCCCCGAGGACAACGTCAAGCCCGCGACCCCGCAGTAACGGGGAGTTTTCCGCGAAGATAAATTGAGGCCGTATTTCGCGAGCAATTCGTGCATATTCTTTCCATAGTCCAGAACGCTTTCCTCCAATACCGGTTCCTTTTCCCGCTGCACTAATGTCCTGGCAGGGAAACCCTCCGCAAATAACATCAACTGCTCCCCTCCAAGGGGTTCCGTCGAAGGTGGTGATGTCGTCCCAGATGGGAAACTTGGGCAACACTCCGTCTCGTTGGCGCTGGAGCAAAATCTGTCTTGGGTACTCTTCAATTTCAACAGCACAGACTGTGGTATGTCCGAGCAGCTGTCCACCGAGGATACCTCCCCCTGCTCCTGCAAAAAGGTGTAACTCATTCATTGCCTTTCTTATTTAATTCCGTACTCTTGGCAGGCATCATCTATTGCCCCCAAGTCGTCGCATTCTGGCGGGTATGCTTCAAACCCTTTCAGAATGTTCTCGATCTCTTTAGCCACTATGGGATCGCGTGGCCGTGCAATCGTTTTTACTTCTGTAGCTGGCTCTTGCCATTCTCTTAAATCCATTTTTAAAAAACCCTTTCTATTACTTTTTCATAAACAAAACTACTGTCGTCGTTCAACTCGTCAAGCTCCTTTTCGGTAGCTTCTCGGCCATCAATTTCTGCGTAGCTAATGTACGCATCACAGAAATCTGGGTAGTCAGAGGGGTCAATCCCCTCGACCTCCAGGCTTTCGATCTTCGCGTTTTCAGGTATTGGCATTTAAAAACCTTTCTATTGTGCAAAGGTCTGCCTCATTTAAAATAGCTTGTATGCACTGGTCGTTTCCGTCCAGCCACACTCCGTTGAGAATGACGTCTCCGTCGTCTAGGTAATATTGTACCGTGAGATTGTAAATCTTTTGAGGCAGCCCCAAAAGAATCTCAATTTCTTTTTCTATATCCATTATCCAATTTGGTTAATTAAAATTGCAATTGTAATTCCCAGCAGCCCCGCTATCAGCAGGACCGCCGTTATTGTTTCGAGGAACCTATCCATGAGTAGGACCGCTCCCCTCCTTCGGGGCATAAACATCCCTAAGACTCTCGAAGTAGCTACCAATCGAATCGGAAGCAGCCATCGTCGCCTCGAAGCGCTCGTTGTCATCATTACGGGCCTGCAATGCCTGCCCGTGCTCCTTGCCAGCTTTAAAGCAGGCTAGAGCGTCCTCGGGGAAGTG